GCCTTCTGGTTCGACCCCTCCCACACCCAGGACGACGAGGATGGCGGCCGCTACTGGGACGGCACCATCGACACCTGGTTCCGCGAGCACCGCGCCGAGCTCGACTCGCAGTACTGGCCGCTGAAGAGCGGCAACAACACCCACGGCATCCTGTTCGACATGGCCACGCCGGCCAACCGGAAGCTGTTCGTCGGCGCGGCAGAGCAGTTCGTCGAGGAGCTCGAGGCCAAGGACGACATCGAGGAGTTCGCGCCCCAGTTCGCCCACGACGGCAACCCGCTATGGATGTCGCACGCCCGGAACGCGAAGCGGTTCCCGACCGACGACGGCGTCAGCCTGATGAAGGAGGGCCGGGAGAGCCTCAAGAAAGTGGATGCCGCAGTCTGCGCGGTCGGCGCCCGGATGCTGCGCCGCGTCGTGCTCAACCGGCCGCTCGAGGAAGAGGCTCCTGGCGAGGTGTGGGGCTTCCGGCGGTCCTGACCGGCCCCGGTCCGGTAGCATAGGGCTCGTACACATCCACGCAGAGGAGACCACCCACATGATGAGCGTATCGGCCGTGAAGGGCCTCTGCGTCGAGTTCTTCCCTGACTTCCTGGAGCAGCGCAAGAAGGTCATCATCCTCGACAAGTGGATGGCCGGGAAGCAGTACGACCTCACCAACGAGGAGGACCTGACCGGCCGGGTCTACATCCCCGAGGGCGCGACCCAGGAGCTGCAGAACCTCGCCAAGCTGGCCCCGAACAACTTCGCCTCCCTGCTCGTCACCGAGCTGGTCCAGACGGCGTACGTCGAGGGGGTCCGGCTCCCCGGCTCCGAGGACAACATGGAGGCCTGGGACGTCTGGCAAGCGAACCGGTGGGACGCCAAGCAGATCGCGCTGCACCGCGCCGCGATCGGCCACGGCCTCGCGTTCGGCGTCGCCATGCCGGCCGTGAACCGGCTCACCGGCGCCAAGACTGTGCTGATGCGCGGCGTCTCCGCGAAGCGCATGGCTGCCTGGTACGACGACGACGACGACGAATGGCCGCTGCACGCCATCGAGGCGCAGCCGGTCGTCGACTCGCGCACCGGCGGGCACGCCGGCGACTGGACCGTCCGCGTGTACGACGAGGAGGCCGTCTACTACCTCTCGTGCAAGAACAACGGCCGCGAGGAGAAGGACTGGACCTTCGAGTCGGCCGAGTTCCACGGCTCCCCGGTCCCGCCCGTCGTCCGGTATCCCAACACCCTGGACCTCGACGGCGTCGCGACCGGCGTCATCGAGCCCGTTCTGCCGATGCTCCGCCGCGTCGACCAGACCACCTACGACCGGACGATCGTCCAGCGCTTCGGCGCCTGGAAGGTCCGCTGGATCGCCGGCCTGGCCAAGCCCAGCGACGAGATGCAGGCCAACATGCAGGCCCTCGAGCTGTCGATGATGGACATCCTGGTCTCCTCGAACAAGGACACCAAGTTTGGCACCCTGGACTCGTCCAGCACCGCCGACTTCATCTCCGGCGGCGACACGGACCTGCGCTACCTGGCCGCGATCACCCAGACCCCGCCGCACCACCTCCTCGGCCTGTCCGACAATCTCCAGGCGGAGGCGCTCGAGACTGCCGAGAAGGGCCTGCAGCGGAAGTCGCAGGACTTCAAGACCCTGGCCGGCGAGAACCACGAGCAGATGTTCCGGCTCGTCGCCATGATCATGGGCAACACCAAGGAGGCCAACGCCACTGGCATGAAGGTCCGCTGGCGCGACACTGAGTCGCGCTCGCTGGTCCAGACCGCCAACGCGCTCACCCTCCTGGCGACCGGCCTCGGGATCCCGTCGCAGATGCTGTGGGAGAAGCTGCCCGGCTGGGACGACGCGGACAGCGAGCGGGCCAAGCGCCTGATCGAGTCCGGCGACTCCATCGACCAGCTCCTGCAGGAGATCGCGACCGCCCAGGCCATCGAGGTGGCGCAGAAGACCGCGCCGGTCTCCGACAACGGCGGCAAGGGCGGCTCGGACAACAACCCGAACGACCAGCCGAAGAAGTCGAGCTCGAAGTGATCGACCGGATCCTGGCGGCCCTGAACAGTCCGCGCGGCCGGCGGATCCGGGTCGTCGCGGCGTTCTGGGCGATCCCGGCGTCCCTGACGCTCTGGGTCCTGTCCGCGCTCACCTGGGCGAGCTCCGAGCCGCAGTTCGTGCTCGGGCTCTCCTGGCTGGCGATCACCCTGACGGCCATCGACATCCTGACGACGTCACAGGTCCACGAGGAGAACGAGAATGGCGACGACGACAGCAGCAGCGACTCTGTCGGCGGCTGAGCAGCGCGCCACGGCGACGCTGGCCGGCCAGTACGCCGCGCTGGCGTACGCGCTGTGGACCCGCTGGTCGACCCCGGACGACATCGACGCGAACTGGCTGCGGATCCTCGACCTGCTGATCCCGCAGATCCTCAAGGGCCGGTCCCAGGCCGCCACGACCGCGAACGTCTACTACGACCGGTTCCGTAAGCTGGAGATGCCGTCGGCGCCGAAGTTCGAGCCGGTCGACCTGCCGGAGCTCCAGCGGTCCGTGCTGGAGACCAGTCTCCGCGTGACCGGTCCGGTCGCCTTCAAGAAGAAGATGGAGAAGGTCTCGGGCCGCGACCTCGAGCCGGCCGTCGAGAAGGCCCTGGTCCAGAAGCTGTTCACGGAGGCCGGCGAGCAGATGGCCGCCGCGACCATGCGCCACGTCGCCGAGGGGGCGCGGCAGCAGGTCCTCGAGAACGTCAAGGTGGACCCGGTCGCGCTCGGGTACCTGCGCGTGACGAAGTCGACCGACCCGTGCTTCTTCTGCGCGATGCTGGCCTCCCGTGGCGCCGTTTACACGGCCGAGTCGTTCAAGCAGGCCGACAGCTTGTTCACCGGCGACGGGCCGGCGAAGGCGCACGACCACTGCGCCTGCACTCTCGAGCCGGTCTACAGCCGCAACACCGAGCTCCCGGACGTCTCGCGCGAGGCGGCAGAGATCTGGGGCGCCTCGACCCGGGGCAAGTCCGGCCGGGCCGCGATCAACGCCTTCCGGGCCGCCTGGGAAGGCCGCTGAGCAGTTTCTCTTCGTGAGACGCCCCTTGACAGATCGCGTGATGTAAGCTAGTGCCAGTAGGGCAGTCGAGACGACAGCCCCCGAAGCCCTAGGAGGGCCTGCAATGCCGAAGCTGCCGGAGTTCAAGGACTGGCAAGCTCCTTGGGAGAAGAGTGGGACGGAGTTCTCCGCCGACGTGGCGAAGAAGTTCATCTACGACCTCCACAAGGACGTCGAGAAGGGCAACGAGGAGATCTCGACCCTGAAGACCCAGAACAGTGAACTGCAGACCAAGGTCACCGAGGCGGAGCGCGCCAAGGAGACCGACGCGGAGAAGGCCGCGCGAGAGCAGAAGGAGCTCCAGGAGAAGCTGGCGAGTGCCGGCGAGAAGGACCTGGAGATCGCGAAGCTGGAGCTGGCCATCGAGCACGGTCTGACGAAGTCGCAAGCCAGCCGACTTCAGGGCAAGACTGTCGACGAGCTCAAGGCTGACGCCGAGGTGCTGGTCGAGGATCTGGGCCTGAAGAAGGACGACAACTCGAACGAGAACCAGAACGACCAGAACAACGGTCGCACTCGTCCTCGCCGGGTGGTCAACCCGCTGAACGGCGGCAGCAACAACCAGGACGCCGGCCTCTCGGTCGACGAGATCCCCGTCGCCGGTTGGTCGATGGCCAGCTACCTGCTGCGTGGCGTCGACGACGAGCCGGACAACCTCCTCTACCGGCACCTCTACCTGGACACCGTGCGGCTGGCGCAGATCGTGATCGGCCTGGACGACGTCGACCCGGACCGCGTGGGCGCGACCGGCTACAGCCAGGGCGGCGGCCTGACGCTGGCGTGCGCCGCGCTGGAGCCGCGGATCAAGATCGCCGCGCCGGTGTACCCGTTCCTCACCGACTACAAGCGCGCGTGGGAGCTGGACCTTGAGGAACGGCCGTACGACGAGATCAGCGGGTACTTCCGCAAGCGCGACCCGCTGCACCAGCGCGAGGACGAGGTGTTCACCCGCCTCGGCTACGTCGACGTGCAGCACCTCGCGCCGAGGATCAGGGCACGGACGATGTTCACGATCTCGCTCTCCGACCGCGTCTGCCCGCCGTCCACGCAGTTCGCCGCGTACAACAAGATCACGGCCGAGAAGTCGTACCGCCTCTACCCGGACTACGCCCACGAGTCGCTGCCCGGCACGGACGACGCGAACTACTCCCTGCT